GTTAAAGATGACCATGGGTGAGTCAGACGCAATAGTTATTGGAATGCCTGACATCTATATTCACAACAGCCTAAGTAACTTCTACCAGGATTTACTTACAAGCGACGGAGACGTTGTTCTTGCAACCTGGGACTACGTCCCGTCTACTATGAAGGGAAAGATCGGTCAGGTGCTTGCGGACGATAAGGGAAATGTATTAAGTGTAGTTGATAAGGATCCAGACTGCGATTACCCGGAGATGTGGGGCGCACTTCTATTTCGCAACGGATCAATAAAGAAAATTGACCCCGCCGGTGGTAGTGTTCTTAACAAGGTAAATGACTGGATTGCTGAAGGTGTAAGTGTTAAGAGAGTAAAGATGACAGGAGAGTACATCGACGCCGGAACTGTTGAGGGACTAGTTCAACTCTACACAGCGATAGGTAAATCTTTATGAAGATGCAAATAAGAGATTTCTTTGAATCAGGCCAACCAACTAACTCTCAGCTTAAACAGGACCTATTTGTTCTTTACCACTATCAGGACACGCCAGGATTTTTTGTTGAGTTTGGTGGACTTGACGGTATCGATACAAGTAATACGTATATTCTTGAGAAGGATCACGGATGGACTGGGATTATCGCTGAGCCACTTCCAAGATTTAAGGACGATCTGTTAAAAAATAGAAGTTGTGTAGTTGATCTTAGGTGTCTGTACTCGTCCTCAAACGCGCTGGTAACACTAGGTGAGGTTGAAAACTTTCCGGCCGTATCAACGTTGCTTGAGGTAAAGGACCAAGAAAGCATGTGGAGGGAAAAAAGACAAAATCCCTTTGAGCATGAGGTATTAACTGTGTCTCTTGATGATCTCTTAGACCAGCACAACGCACCGGATCGCGTTGACTATCTATCAATAGATACCGAGGGATCTGAGTTTATTATTCTAAACGCATATAGTTTTAAGCGTAACTTTAATCTAATGACTGTAGAGTACGCTAATCCTACAGAAAGATCTAAGATATCTAAACTTTTACTTTCTAAGGACTATATAAAGGTACATGAAAAACTATCTAACTGGGAGGACTGGTATGCGTACAGACCTTGGCATGAAGCTAACTGCAAGTAGAGCGGACGACCGGGTTCGAACCGGCGACCTGAACCTTGGCAAGGTTCCGCGCTACCAACTGCGCTACGTCCGCGTGTTAAGTATTACTATAACCTGATGGCAAGCCTAACAATGACTAACGAGGTTGCACGCGCTATCTACGAGTACGCAGGAACCGAAGGATTACCAGACTTTGATAGTCTTGCCCCTACCGTTCAGATCTCCTACGTTGAGGAGGCCGAGGCGGCAATGAAGGCGGTCTCAGAGTATATACATTATCTTGCGGACGGAATTGAAGCAGAAGATCATGAGCAGACTGTGGTTAAAGGTACCTTAAACGCGGTGATACTTTTGATTGACCCTAGGAGTAAGCCGGTAGAATCTCCAGAGTAGAAAAGACAGGTCCGTCGTCACGCGGTATGATATGTAGATACCCACGAACCTATGGAGAACGCAGATGACAGGCAACGTTAGAACTTATAACAAAGGCACTATAAAAGTTGCCATTTCTATGCTACTTGGGTTATTATTACTGTCAGGGTGCGGGTATGATGGCTCATATCGCTATGAGTGTCAGGATCCTGCTAACTGGGGAGCAACAGAGTGTACTCCACCGGAGTGTAAGGCAACAGGTCAATGTACTTCCGATCTTATTGGATTTGATCCTGAGACGCAAGACGGACCGATAAAGGGAGGGACAAATGAGTAAGGAAAGATACAGATATTCATCCGCTGATCTAGACGCGCGGTTAAAGTTTACACTTGGAATCATACTTGGAACTATCCTGTTGTTTACAACGATGGGAATTTTATATGCGTTAGTTTTTGTTACGCAGCCTGTAGGTGCACAGTCAGAGAACGACAAGATGTTCTTTAACGTGCTAGGAAGCGTTGCGACGTTTATTACAGGAACTCTCGCAGGTCTTCTAATTGGACAAAGCGGTGCGAAGGACGTCATGTCCGCCCAGCTTCAAAACAAGGAGATGGACGCTAAGAACACCCAGGCTGATAAGAAGCTTGAGGCAGAGATTGATGCAACTCGCGCTCGTCTAGAGGCAAAACCAGACGGTGCGATGCCGGAGGAACAACCAGTTGATACAGATTGGAGTAAGTAGTATGTGCGCAACATGTGGATGTCGTAAGAAGCCAAAACCAAAGCCAAAGGGAAGTAAGTAGAAATGGCAGATCAAGGAACAGCAGAGCGTCTTATTGAGGTTGCATTAGCCGAGGTTGGATACATCGAAGGTCCTAAGGACAATGAAACAAAGTATGGCAAGTTTACCAAGGCAGATTTTCAACCTTGGTGCGGCTCATTTGTTAATTGGTGCGGCAATGAAGCTGGAGTAAAGATTCCTAATACCGTCTACACTCCAGGCGGTGCGGCTGCGTTTAAGAAGGCAGGATCATGGATTGACGGAGACGTCGCAGATCCAGAGCCAGGTGACATTGCGTATTTTGATTTTCCATCTGACGGAGTAGATCGCATCTCTCACGTTGGTATCGTAGTTGAGGACAACGGTGACGGAACAGTTTGGTGTGTTGAGGGTAACACAACAGGCGAAGGTAAGAAGGGCAGTCAGCGTAACGGCGGAGAGTGCTGCAGGAAGCTACGTGCATTTAAGAAAAACAAGAAGGGGATCATGATCTCCATCGTTGGATTTGGTCGTCCTAAGTTTGGTGCAGCAGCGTCCTCGTCAAAACCTGCGGTGACAAAGTCAAGCTCAGCCCCGTCTGCGTCTCAACCTTCAGCGGACGTAAAGGCCGCGATTGATCTTCTAACTAAAAAGGGTTACAAGGTAACTAAGTAGTATCATTGAGCTTCATGCCTAAGGTTATAGTACTTGCGGCAGGTAGCGGCGAGCGCTGGAATAACTACCGAGGTACACCTAAGCACTTTCTCAACGTTGAGGGTGAAGTTCTCATCGAGCGTACCATCAGGCAGTTTTCTAGGTACACCGATGACATACTGGTCGTAGGCTCAGGTCAGGAGTACTCGTTCTCTAATACGTCGTTGTTCATACCTGCGGTGACAGATACAGACGTGCTGTTTGGCGACATGCTTAAGTTTTACTCGTCGATGCACCTGTGGTCTGACGTTAGGACCGTTCTTGTCTTCGGTGACGTTTACTTTACCGACGACGCGGTTAGCCGGATCATGTCTTCAGACATGGACTTTACGTTTCTTCTTCGCTCTAACTCGCAGGGACAGGCGGGAGGACGACGCGAGGTATTTGCGCTTTCATTTAAGGGATCCATGAACCAGGTTATATCCGATGCTATACTTAAGCACATAAAGGGTCGCTCGGCTCCACGGGCAGGAGGATGGTTTTTATATAAGTCCTTGGTTAGACCAAACTACGTCTATAACAACAATCACATAGACATAGACGACTGGACGACGGACTTTGACTATCCGGATGACATCGAGTCATGGGAGAGTAGAAGAGCTGACCGGCTACAAGGTAACTAAGCAGTCTTAATACTTAATCCAAGGAACAAGGTATTTAACTAAGTAGTAGTCTTGCCTGTTCTTCTGTAATGCCTAGTTGTACTAGTAGTGCTGCTTTGGCTGCTGCCTTTGCCTCGGCTTCAGCTTGTCGTTGCGCTTCCGCTGCTTGGTCTATTTCATATTGAGCAAATTCTTCATTATTCATTTCTCGCTCAATTTCTTCACCTGTTGATACATTAACAATTTTAATTGTTGGTTTTGTCATATTAGTTTACTCCGTACAATAGAATTGTGCCAGCACTAAAAGTGCCACTGCTTGGAAATAAAGTAATACTAGAAATATTCTCGTGGCCATCCCTTTGAAAATATCCAATGCCATTCAATATATTGTAACTTTGTGAACCAGTTTCTCCAGTGGTGTTTACTAGTGCCATTTTTCTAATTCCTTGGGTGCCGAGGGTGCCAACCTCATATTGTGGAATAACAACTTGTCCTTGACTATAAAATCCATAGGTGGCATCTGATGTAGGCATAACATTTATTGATGTTGCAGTTGGGGTTCCTGAGGTAGTTGATGTATTTGAAAATAATCTGTTTTCATACACTGTCAAGGTTACCCCGTTGAATCTCATCTGCATCGTAGCTGAACCTGATGCCTGAAATCCTCGAATGTAAATAACCAATGCTTTATATGTGCTAGTAATTCCACTAAGGCTTACTGATGCGCCTGATAAAGTTGTGGTTGATAATAAGGTCATACCACCACCGCCAGCAGGAGTTGCCCATTTGAGTCCAGTAGCAGCAGTTGAGTCTGCTGTTAACACTGTATCGTTAGCACCAACTGCTAATCTAGCAACTGTATCTGCTGCAGTAGCTGCAATAATGTCACCCTTAGCGTCTACTACAGTTTTTGGTACCATTGTTGCCATTGTCGTATCAACTGCGGTTCCTAGTGAGCGTATTGCTGCTGCGCCGTCCTTGACGTTTGCCGTGTCGTCGGGTGTTGCCCAACTAAAATTAGTAGTCGTTGCCATTTATACTTCCTTAGAGTTTAGTTAAAGATGCCCAGGAAAACGTTAGTGATACTTGATCCCACTGTAAGGAAGAAGATAAGTTTGCCCACGTTGTTGCCACCTGTGAGCTTGATGATGCTGTGCCTAGTACGAGCATAAACATCCCATCTTTGCCTAGATTAATGTTCTTATCATACACCTTTGTAAAAATGACGACTAGGCCGAGCTAAACACCGGCGCAGTTACTCTAGTACGGACCCTGATGCCGTATCCCGCTTCACCTAACCTCACGTTGGCTACCTAACCCAGTGTTTAGCACTCTACCTTTACGCATATTTTTGATAAATGCTTCCAGCGGTGAGGATGACAGTTTAGGCTCATGTCCGGGAGCTTAATTAAATTATAACAGGATTATCTATACGTTTTTAAGCGTATTGACCCAACCAACAAGAGCCTCCATTGACAGGTCCATCATTCCGTCCTCGCCGATAAGTTCCTCAAGACGCATCACGATCTCGTCAAGCTCGTCCTTATTAACTCCGGTTTCACGACGAACGTGCTCCTCCATAAGTATCATGAGCTCCCTCATGAAGTCCAGTGGAACCAGCGCTAGGTTCTCCTCCTGAAGGTATCTCTCAAGTGCATCGTCGTCTCTATATTGATCTTCCACAGGTCTCCTGTCGTTGCCTGTCTTAATCCTATATCACCATAACTGCGGTGATAGTTTTGCGTTTTGCCTACGGGAGGATTCCTGTTATTATCTATTATAATAATGACGTATGACGAAAGGAAGATCATGTTACGTATTAAAACAACTATATTAGCCCTTGCTCTTTCACTTATCTCGGTGCCCGCCTTTGCCGGTTGGTCGCCTGACAGTGATCCAGTTCAGACGGTCTCAAGAATGCAGGCGGAGGATCTGCTTCAAACCAGGGCGGACGGTTACTTTGTGATAACCGTTGACGCCATCACCTCAACTCCTCAGTTTAGTGGACTTGCCGACGCGCCTGGACCGAGGGAAAGATACGCGGTGATCGTTGACGGTGTTGTTGATCGCATCGTTACCTGGGACGGATACTCGCCACATCGCATCATCGATGCATACGGAGTTATAGTTAAGCTTCCGGCGGCGGCAGGTGTTAAGTACGTTGATGCAAACGGCGTTACCCGCCTTAGGCCGATCACCCAGGGATCCATCGTCTCCGTTGCGGTTGCGCCTAACGTCTACGTTACTCCTACCTATGACGTAGTTCAACTTGCCTCGGTCTCCTCGTATGAGGAGCCTACGTTACCTGCGGTGACAGAAACATACTCTCCGGTAGTTACGTCACAGACCTTGAACTCAGACAACTCCGTCTCCATGACCGTCAACGTTCCTGACGTTACAGATATTCCATCTACGTCCAGTGTGTCCGTCTACACGGTCACCGACGGGCGCTCGACCACGGCGGTTGGACTTCTTCCAGGACAACAGACGGTAACTATAAATGATCTACCTCAGGATCAAAACGTAACTGTTAAGACAGTTATAAAGGACTCCGTTACAAACACCGAGACCGTCATCTCAAACACGGTCATCTCAACTCCGGTGTCAAATACTCCTCTGCCAACTCCCGCCCGCGACGCGGCGGTTGACAAGGCAACAATTCCTGCACCAGTTGTCTCATCTAGCGTTGTTGATGCCTCCGGATCTCGCTCGGTTGCGATATCAATACCTGCGGTGACGAACTTTGACCCAACGACGACGTGGGTAACACTGATGGTTGTTGACAAGGCAAGTGGCTCATCAACCGCGATCGGAACGGACGGAACTGCACAGACCCTAAACGTTGACTCGCTAGGTGCGGGACGTGACTACACCGTAAAGGTTGTTGTTCGTGATCTTGCCACCGGACAGGAGACCGTCATCAACGGGCAGGACATAGTGAAGAACTAAGGTTAAAAAATAAAGGACCGTCCGTTAGGGCGGTCCTTTCTTTTATCTAATACCTCTACTCTACAACTATCTCCTGCCACGCTAAGTTTTCCTCGTCCCAACTGTATCTTTTGCCATCAGTTGGTATAGGTGTTGGTGCGTTCCAGAAGGAACCTGACCTAATCCAAGATGGATAAGGTTGTGGAATTACAAAGATGTCCTCATCAGGATTGTATGTGTGTCCAATACAAGCGTACGTGCCTCTTATGTTTGAGTTGTACGAGGTACGCTTGCAAGTTAAACCAGCAAACCAAGGAAGAGAAGCATAAAACTGCTCCCAAGCCTCAGATGTCCCACCTACCTGGGTACCGTCTAAGTCAGTTTGAACTATGTTTTCATCAACTCCAGTAATTACATGGACTACTGTGTTATTTTCGTCTAATAGTGCGTAGTGTGCCATTATGCCCAACTCACATTTCCCGAACCTTGTGTCAACCTAGTGTATCTTTTTCCACCACCAGCATCACCGTTTGTGACACTTGCGGTTAAACCTGCACCTACTGTTATGGTGTAAGTACTTGGATATCTTAAAATTACTACTCCTGATCCACCTCCACCAGACGTACCAGAGGTACCTGCGCCACCGCCACCTCCTGTATTTGCAGTTCCACTTGGTGCGCTTCCAGAGGTATTTGAACCAGCACCGCCTCCACCTGAGCCACCAGAACCTTGATCAGGAGCATTACCACCAGAAGTTGATCCGCCGCCGCCGCCAGCATAAGTTACTGATGAACCAGTAATATCGTTACTTAAACCGCCTCCTCCAGATCCTGCCTTAAGAGAATTATTAGCATTTTCTCCAGCAGCGCCTGCACCGCCTCCTCCACCACCAGAGTTACTTGAAAAAAAACCTTGTATTCCAGAACCTTTACCGCCAGCATTTCCCGTACCATTACCACTTGCAGCGGCACCATTACTCCCACTTCTACCTCCACCACCTGACCCACCACTTGACGGATTATAGAAGTAAGGATCTTGAGTCGCCTCTCCGCCACCGCCGCCTCCTCCGCCAGCGCTATTAGCATTAAATGAAGAAGAACCTCCAACAGAACTACGACCACCTGCGAAAAAATTAGACCCGCCTGCTCCTCCTCCAATAGTTGCAGAATAGTTAGTAGATGGATTTAATTCCAAAGCCGTTCCACCGATAGATGTGCGATACCCACCTGCTCCACCTCCGCCGCCGTAATTGGCACCACTACCGCCACCAGCAACTACTAAATAATCAACAGTGATAGTTAAGAAACTCTTCGTGTTCTGAGATGCTTGCGTTCCAAGAATTGGCATGTGTATATTCTATCCTAATGCTAGGTATGTGTGTTATCTATACAGGAAAGGACCGTCTTTTTTAGACGGCCCCTACTGTTTTAATTTAATTATATAGTTATTTCTTATCTCCGCTGTATAAGGACACCGCGTCTACTAGTGTTACCTCGCGCTTTGTGACGTATCCGCCCTCCTTGTCCAGCTTAGCCTGGGCAGCCTTGTCGTCCTCGTCACATATAATCTGAACTATCATCTTAACCTCGTACGTGTAGCACTTGGTTACCTTTTCTTCCTTTACCTTTACCGCGTCCTGCTTTGCCATTGGCTCTCCCTAGGTTGATTACATGATGATAGTATCATATAAGTGCCTTAAGGCTAACGACTCCAGTTCTTAGAACGGCGCCAAGAAGTCATACTAAGAAGTCCTCATCTGTGATAGTATTGGGTATTCAACAGGAAAAGTGACGGGATAGCCATGCCAGCAGGTAACTACAACATGAAGGTAGAGCAGGGTGTAACCTTCTCTCAAAATATGACCTGGAAGATTGACAGCAACGTGGTGAATCTATCGGGATATACTGCTCGCATGAACGTTCGAACAAGTAGGTCCGGCCGCGTTCCTGCCAACATACTTATCCTAGCTCTTACCTCTGAGAACGGCATAACCTTAGGCGGAGTAGCTGGAACTATAAGAATTGATCTAAGCGCAACCCAGACCTCAAACATCTCGGCAGGAACATACGCGTATGACCTTGAGCTCGAGTCAGCAGGGGAAGAGGTGACTCGTCTACTAAGTGGCACGTTTACAGTGTCACCTGAGGTAACGTATTGACAGACGTAGTCTATGTTGATACCTCAACAACAACTGTATCTGTAGACAGGACTATAACAAACGTAGTTGTTGTCTCTGAGACTGACATCGTCGTTGAGGTTACCACCTCGAGGACCGAGGTTGTCCTGTCTAATCTTCAAGGACCTCAGGGAGCTGTTGGTCCAACCGGTGCAGACTCAACTGTTCCTGGTCCGACCGGTGCGACCGGTCCTGCGGGAGCTCCAACTGGAGCAACCGGTCCAACAGGTGCAACCGGCTCGCAAGGACAAACTGGTGTAACTGGCTCACAAGGTGTAACTGGTCAAACTGGTTCACAAGGTCAAACAGGTGTAACTGGTGCGCAAGGTGTAACTGGTCAAACTGGTTCACAAGGTCAAACAGGTGTAACTGGTGCGCAAGGTCAAACAGGTGTAACTGGCCAAACTGGTGCACAAGGCCAAACAGGTGTAACTGGTGCGCAAGGTCAAACAGGTGTAACTGGTGCACAAGGTGTAACTGGTCAAACTGGCTCACAAGGTGTAACTGGTCAAACTGGTTCACAAGGTGTAACTGGTCAAACTGGTTCACAAGGTGTAACTGGTCAAACTGGTGCGCAAGGTGAAACTGGTGTACAAGGCAGCACGGGCGCAACTGGTCAAACAGGTTCACAAGGTGTAACTGGTCAAACAGGTGCAACTGGTCAAACAGGTTCACAAGGTGTAACTGGTCAAACTGGCGCGCAAGGTGAAACAGGAAGTAAAGGAGATACTGGTGTCACAGGGCAAATTGGATTTACAGGTTCTACAGGAGGCACAGGAGCAACGGGAGAAACTGGACCAACTGGAGCTACAGGAGATGTGGGAGCAACTGGACAAACTGGTGCCACCGGATCAACTGGAATAACCGGTGTTACTGGAGTAACGGGCACGACCGGTCCAACAGGCGATAGTGGCTCATTTTCTACAGTTGAGTATCTTCCACCGACGTCCGCGTCAGTCGGTGATGCATGGTTTGATCCAAGTGAAGGTGTCGTATATGTTTATTATGATGACGTTTGGGTTGAGGCCGTTGGTGGCAACGTAGGCCCAACTGGCACCATATCTATAGTCAGTGCCCCAACAGGTCCAAGCTCAGGTGGAGTCACCGGCCAGGCTGCGTACGATACATCTTATCTGTATCTGTGCGTAGGATTAAATTCATGGATTAGGGTGCTTAGAAGCGCCTGGTAGGCGCAAAACTATTAAGTATATAAATCTTTATCAAGGCATTAGTTTTTCAGTTAAATTTTACTTCTTTAAAGCCTCTCATACCGCGCGAAGACGCCTTAAATCTATACACCCTTCAACTTAAGGGTTAACAGCAGTTTACTTCTCTTGTTTGTTTGTAAGAATTGTACATTAGAACGGACAAGGTATCATGTCTGACGAAAATGTACATGCAGTACTTTATACATTTTTAGCCAAATAGAGTATGATATCTAAGTGGAACTTGACGACAAGATAGCACTTCTTTACGCACGTGTATCTACGTCCATGCAGGTCCAAGACGGTATATCGCTGGAGGTTCAAGAGCGCACGTTGCGCCAGGCGGCAGAGCTGGCGGGGTACAAAAATGTACAACTGATACGTGAGGAAGGACGCTCTGGCAAGTCCATTAAAGGCCGTCCCGTCCTTCGTAAAGCCTTGCTTGACCTCGAGTCAGGTAAAGCCCATGCCTTGTTTGTTACCCGCCTAGATCGCCTATCTCGTTCTACTCAGGACTTCCTATCTATCATCGACCACTCTAAGACGTATGACTGGCGACTAGTTCTACTTGACCTCAATCATGACACGTCGTCATATCATTCTCGCTTCGTTGTGACAATTATGTCTGCCCTAGCCGAGATGGAAAGATCCATCATCTCCGAGCGTCAGAAGGACGTTCATTCATATAGACGTTCAACAGGCAAGGTCTGGGGAGTAGATCTTGGCCCTAAGAAGAGAATACCGGAGGAGGTGTTAGATCGGATATACAGTGAAAAAGCCTCGGGTGTGTCTATGAACGGTATAGCTAGACTTCTAAACGCTGAAGGGATCCTTGCCGCCTATGGTGGGAAGTGGTCTGCTAGCACTGTTAAGTATGTGCTAGATCAACAATCAAAAGACTTAAAGTAAGATAGAATAACCTAATTAGCTTAAGGAGTTTTTCTTGCCTATTCTAGGAACGCAAGCCTCACAAAATACTAAATCATTCTTGGGGTTACAGGTTGATTACCTAGTTGTAGCAGGTGGCGGCGGTGCTAACACGATTGCCAATACTGGTGGAGGAGGAGCAGGTGGACTTCGTTCTACTGTAACTGCAACTGGTGGCGGAGGTTCATTAGAATCACCTTTAACTTTACCTCTTAATACTGCATATACAGTTACAGTTGGTGCTGGCGGTCCGCGTGCCGCTACTGGTTCTAACTCAGGTTCTAATTCCGTATTTTCTAGCATTACTTCAACCGGCGGCGGCGGCGGCGGCGCTGGGTTAAATGGTAGTTATGGAGATGGCACAGGAGGTAGTGGCGGTTCAGGTGGCGGTGCTGGTCAACCCGTAGAATTTAGCGTAACAAATACAGGAGGTTCTCCTCAAACTGGTCAAGGTTACGCAGGTGGTTCTTCAACACGCGGTGCTAATGCTTATGGTGGCGCTGGTGGAGGAGGCGCAGGAGCGGTTGGCAGTAATGGAGATGGAAATTCAGCAGGAGCAGGTGGTAATGGTGTTGCAGTAGCAATATCAGGTTCATCAGTAACCTACGCAGGTGGTGGAGCAGGTGGTCATAACTCTGGCTCTACAGTTTCAGGTGGAAGTGGCGGTGGTGGTACAGGTGGTAGATCAGGTGCTTCAGCAATTGCAGGAAGTCCTAATACTGGTGGTGGTGGTGGTGGAGCAGGTAACGCTAATACTGATGGAAATGGTATTGGTGCGGCAGGCGGCTCAGGAATTGTAATTGCACGCTACGCAGGTTCTCAACAAGCAACAGGTGGTTCTGTTTCTTCTTCTGGCGGATACACAATTCACACATTTACATCTTCAGGAACTTTTTACACTTCTATAACTACTGGAAAAGCAACTGGTGGAAATATATCAACTGATGGTACTTATTTCTATCACACATTTTTAGCAACAGGCACATTTACTCCTAGCGCTTCAATAACCGCTGATGTATTGGTAATTGCTGGCGGAGGAGGTTCAGGATACTTTTACGGCGGCGGTGGAGGTGGAGGCGGCGTTCGTCAACTTTCTTCACAGTCTCTTAGTAATGGAACTGTTTATACAGCAACGATTGGAGGAGGAGGAGCAGGTGCTCAGAATCAAAGTTCTAAAGGAACAAATGGTGACAATTCAAGTTTTTCAGGTTTAGGTTTTACAACAATAAATACAAGTGGCGGTGGCGGTGGTGGTTCTAATAATAGTAATACTGGTTTAAGCGGTGGTTCTGGTGGCGGTGGTTCTACCACTGGGGCAGCAGGTTCTGGTAATGCTGGAGGTTATTCACCAGTAGAAGGTTATGCAGGACACTCATTTGGTACATCTAATACATCTGGCGGTGGCGGTGGTGCAGGTGGTGCTGCAAACGGCTCAACTGGCAGAGGTGATGGTGCTAACGGAACTACTGCTTATTCCTCGTGGGGATTAGCTACAGGTACTGGACAAAATGTTAGTGGAACTGTTTATTACGCAGGCGGTGGTTCAGGCGCTCCTGGTGATACTTCTCTTGGTGGTAAAGGTGGTGGAGGTGGTGCTGGACAAGGATTTTACACCTCACCTGCTAACACAGGTGGCGGCGGAGGAGCAGATGGTTCTAATGGCGGCTCAGGTATCGTGATAGTAAGGTACGCTGTCTAATGCCAATCTTAGGAACACAAGCCTCACAAAATACTAAGTCCTTCTTAGGACTTGACGTTGACTACCTTGTTGTTGCAGGTGGCGGCGGTGGTGGTTCTTATGTTGGTAGCGGAGGTGGTGCGGGAGGATTACGCTCAACTGTAAGTAATACTGGAGGTCTAGGGACTTTAGAATCTCCTTTATCTTTAAATTTTAATAGTTCTTATGTTGTTACTGTTGGTGCCGGAGGTGCTACTGCTGTACATCAAAACAATGGTGGTCCTGGCGGTTCTTTTGACGGCTCGAATTCAGTATTCTCAACGATCACCTCAACAGGTGGTGGAGGTGGCGCGCAAGGTGGTGATACAGGGCGCACAGGTGGTTCAGGTGGTGGAGGTGGATATGTGTCAGCGGGAGGAACAAGAACTGCATCTCCAGTGCAAGGATTTAATGGAGGAACAAGAGTCGGTGGTAATGATAATGATGCTGGTAATGGTGGTGGAGGTGCAGGTGGTGTTGGAGGAAGTTATGTAACAAATACAAGAGGTGGTGCTGGAGGTATTGGAGTTCAGGTAGCAATCACTGGCTCGTCTGTTTACTACGCGGGTGGTGGTGGAGGTGGTTTTGCAAATGCTAATAGCGGAGTTAGTTCTGGTGGTTCAGGCGGTGGTGGCAATGGTGGTGCTGGAAACACTACAGCAATAAATGCAACTCCAGGAACTATTAACACAGGTGGTGGTGGAGGCGGTGGTGGGAATACTACTGGTGACTCAGGCCGGGCAGGTGGCTCAGGAATTGTAATTGCACGCTATGCAGGAACTGAGCAAAAAGCATACGGCGGAACAGTAACCACATCAGGTGGTAACACAATCCATACATTTACATCTTCAGGTAATTTTATTACTGCTCTTCCAAAAGCAACAGGTGGAACTATTTCACTTTCTGATGGATATTGGTATCACACATTTTTAGCAACAGACACATTTACTCCTACCGAAGCATTGACTGCTGACATATTAGTTATTGCAGGTGGTGGTAGCGGTACTGGTTTTTATGGTGGCGGAGGTGGCGCAGGAGGTGTTGCTTATAAAACTAATAGTTCACTAACTACAACTGCTTACACTTGTACCATTGGTGCTGGTGGCGCTAGTAGTGGAGTTTTTGACCCAGGAAATGTTGGAATAAATTCTTCTATTGCTGGTAGTGGTTTTTCAACTATTACTGCAAATGGTGGTGGAAGAGGTGGTGGAAATGTTGAACAATCTTTTATTAATTTATCTGGAGGCTCAGGCGGTGGAGGTGCTGGATACTGGAGTTATGCAATTACTGGTGGTGCTGCAACTCAAGGAAATTCAGGTGGCGCAACTGGTTATGGCAATAACGGTGGAAATGGCGTTACAAATTACGCAGTATCAGGTGGAGGTGGTGGTGCTGGTAGCGTAGGTGGAAATGGTTCGACATCAGGTGGTAGTGGTGATGCAGGTGGAACATCAGGTTCAGGTGGAAATGGATTAAATATTTGGTCATCTTGGGCTTCTGCAACTGGAACTGGTGTTAGTGGTTACTACGCAGGTGGCGGCGGTGGCGGTGGAAGAAACGATGCAATAACAACTATACCAGGTACAGGTGGCAGCGGCGGTGGAGGTGCTGGTGCAGGTGGTACGTCTAATGGTATAAGTGGAACAACAAATACAGGAAGCGGTGGCGGCGGTTGTTGGAATGCTAATACTGGCGGAGGCGGCTCAGGAATTGTGATTATTAGGTACGCAGTCTAATATATTAAGTTTAATTTTATAATAGATTAAAAGATAAGAGCCGGTGGCGTAGGACTGGAATTTACGCCGCCGGCTCTCTTAAGCTTCTAACGCTCTCTCCCGAGCGTCAAAAACGTATTTGTACTATATACTACTTTATTGTACTTATATACTACTTACCCGGCAGTTCTAGAGGTAGTTGGTCCTGCCTAACAGGTTCACGCCTTCCAAGCAACGCGATCTCCGCGGCAACCTCAACTCCTGAGATAAAGCTGTCGGACATGCCAAGGTCTCTTGCGTTGTCCGCGTACCGTGTAATCTCGTTGAAGATCCGTTCACGCAGGCTAGACTCCTGCTCTAGTTTTGCTAGATCTCGAGCTCGCCAGTCGATGTGTTCCATGCTACTTCACAACCGCAACCGTCATCTTTGCCTTAGGGCACTTTGCGTTTGCGTCTCTTATTGCCTTTAACTCTTTTTCATCTATGGATAATGACCAGCGGATCTTTACGTGTACCCAGTTCTTAACGTAGGTACATATGTCCTTGGCAGGTAGCCAGTCTCCCGGATCCTGATCTGACTTAGATCTATTTGTAGCCGCGGTGACCGCGATCAACGAGATTGCGTCTCCCATGTCGTTTGCGTAAACCTCGCGCTTAGCCGTGTCCCAGTTTTTTGCGCCTGAGTCCCAAGCCTCGGCAAGTGGAACCATGTGATCAACGTCAAGCCCTGAGAAGTTGGTAACCTCTACTCCGTCGTACGCGGAGTACCACTTACCGGTGTCCTTAACTATCTTGCATCCCTTGTCAACCTTTGGTTTAACAAGCGCCTCGGCAATAATTACGTCATTGCGTGTGTTGCACCCGTTCTTGTCAAGGTCTGACCAGTGCTTAAATCTTGCCCGCGAGTATCCCTCGCGAACGTCAGGTTCAACCTTCAATACCTTTATGCCTTCGTCAACTGACTTAAAAGTTTTTACGGTGTCAGCCGCACCTGCGGTTGAGATAGTTGATGCTAAAAATAAAGTCGAGGTTAATATAACTAGCTTATCTTTTTTCATCTATTTCCTTATCTTGCAAATCGTGAGGCAACACCCCAGTCAACCTCGCCTGTTTGTACTACGCGTGGCATAAGTGCACGTCCAAGAACCTCGGCCTTTGAGCCAAGGCCGTTAACCTGCATTCCACGATCGGTAATCTTACGCTGGAACGCGATCTGTGTCATCGGACGCTCGCCGCGCTCCTCGGACCATGCGCGGTACACCGCGTACAAAGCCTTGACCGGAGTTGTAGCTCCCTCGGACTCCTTCGTCTCCTCGTTCATGAAGATTCCGATGCGATCCTCGTTCTTGCGATAGATGTCCGCCGCCTCGGATACCGCGGTGCACCAACCTAGTGAATCTCGTGCGGAGGAACCAAGCAGTTTGATCGCGCCCTCGACCGCCCATGATAGAACCGCAGGAAGGGCTCCCTCAGGATCAAATATGTAAGCCTTTAGTTCTGGGTCCGGATTTTCTGGAACCTTGTTAAGTGGAATTGGACGAATACGACGCCACATCGCGTCGTCGTTAATTATCGGACGGTGATTTGTTGTTACCCAAAGTTTTGCACGAGATGAAAACGTAAACGGTTTTTCTCCAGGTGAACGCGCAGAGATTTCACTTGAACCGGTTAGCTTCTTAACTGAGTTTTCCTTCATGCGCTCGCCGTCTGGTAACTCGTCAACCCAAACCATACGTCGTCCTCGTAGCTCTGCCCAGTGATAAAGATCAGATCCGTGTGTTTGTCCGTCGCCCTGTGCAAGAATAGAGGAGTCTAAAGGCCATGCGTATTGTTGTGTTCCCATGCACTTTACAAGTGCCTCAACCATCGTGTTCTTACCGGAGCCAGGAGGACCGTAGACTAAGAACATAACGTCGTGAGTTCTTAAACCTGTAAGAGAGTACCCTGCGGCACGTTGAAGCCACTCTTGAAACTCCTTATCTCCACCGGTAGCAAAGTCTAAAAATTGTTCCCACTTGATATTTCGAACACCAGGTGTGTACGCAACAGGTGCGCGGCGTGTAATGTAAAGATCAGGCCTTCCCTTGAGCAGATCTCCTGTGCGAAGGTCAATAACTCCGTTTGATACGCCTAGCAGTGTTTCATCAGAGTCCCAGTTATCAACACCTACGATTATGCGTGGATCAGATGTTGCGCTCTCGATAGATCCGGCGATGCGTCCGTTTGATTTTGCCTGCAGTGCCCACCGCATAACCTCGGCCTGCTTGTCAGCGTCATCATAATTAACTACCTCGGACGCGATAACAGGTGCAAGTCTCTTTGCAAGCTCCTGCATCTCAAGACTTTCAACGTCAGGCTTCCAGTATCCACCGTCCCAGTGAAACCAACCAAGACCAGGAGTGTATTTAATAGCAGGACCAAATGAATCTACAAGACGACGTCCGTTACCTGTATCTGTAAGCGTGCGCTTGCCAGCCTCTCCACCGTCGTTCTCCGAGATTGCATCTACGTCCTTTGGTACGTTTATGTTTGACGAGCTCATCGCCTCTGATGCCGAGTCTCCGTCTGTTATTGCCTGCTCTACCGAGCCTCCGATGGTTCCAGGAAGGCGGTATGAGTCATCGCTGTGGTTATACGTAGTCGACGACGGAAGTTTCTCAGCCTTTTGTTTTGCCTTTGAGAAGTTCTCCTGTGTTTCTAGTTGAGATTTTTGTGCCCACTCGTTTAATCCTGGCCACATGCGTTCTGATTTTGGGTTATCAATAACAAATTGAATAGCACGTCTAACGTGCATTAAGAGTCCGCCTTGACCTTCAAGCTCAAGCGGTGGCCGCACCTTCTCTGCGTTAAAGCGAATCATCATTGTTTCAACAGCTAGGCGACCCGCCTCGGTGCTGATCGGAAACTTATTTGCAAGCGCACATGTCATCGAGTAGATGTCAACCGCACGCGATCCTTCGTCGATACCTTCCTCTAAAAGACGATCAACGTCAACTTTTTCACCCGCAAAGTCTAGGTTATCTAGGAAGCTCCAGTCTCCCTCACCTAAACCTGTTGATGACTTACGTCCTTTTTTACGGAGAGCGTTGAGCAGTTCCTCGGGAGCTGTTGCCATCTCAATTTCCCACGGAGCCTTACCTGGTGCCCACTCGTAGCAGACGCCTGAGAAGTGTCGTGACGGAGTAATAAGAACATATCCGTTGTGTTTTATATCAACGCCGTTAAGTCCAGACTTCTTTAGGTTTCCAATTAATGATTCATTTTCATCACACTTATAAAATAGGTGACGTCCTCGCATTACCTTTCCGCCGGCGATTGTGTACTCGCCCGTGATTGCCTCAACGGTGGGAGGAAGTGCTCCGTCAACTAACGCCTCAAACTTTTCAAATGAATCTGGCCCACCTGAGCGTGGATCAATATCAATTACAAAGAATCCACTTGGACGACACACAACTCCGATGTTTGTCTGCGGATCTTTTTCCCACCACTGTGCAACTACGCTTGCGTCACTCGTTGCATAGCGATTCCACTCCGGAAGTGATGGATGCTTGCCGACGTCCTTTGGCTCAACGTGCGCACCACCGCAGGTACACTTACCACCGATGATTCCATAGCAAGGAAGTATGTCCCAACCATGAGCCGCATACCACTGCGCGGCGGGACCAAGACGTCCCTCTGCTGAATCCCACATCTGACTCATCGTTGTATCGTTGACTCCAATCCTTACAAAACAAATATAAATTACGTAAACTTTAGAAGAATCTCTATCATATCATCTTTTTGACACTTTAGATACTAGTAAACTATAAAGGGTTTTATACCTTTAGGTACAACTTAGACGTAACCATCCTATAACTTTATATACCACCGTGATAGATGTGATCCTCAATTTAGTATAGAATATATTAATTCTCCTACTTCCCTTATACGAGGTGCGCAGTGCTTGACACAATTCCGATGCAGGTAGGAGCTATCGCCGCACTTATCGGCGGTGTTATTGGAATATGTGGTTTTATCTACACGATATACAAGATTGCCACCCGCGTTGAGGCAGCGATCGGCATTGACGAGCAGGGAAGAACAATCTCCGATCGAATGGACCGCGTCGAGTACCAGCTTTGGGAAAATGGCGGAGAGTCAATGGCGGATCGGGTAAATGAAATTGACAAGCACTCCCGCGAGACGGCGGTTGAGGTTAGATTTATAAAGGAGATCCTGATTCAAAATCTTGGCAACCTAACGGCGGATACAACTCGCAAGACACGCCGCGCTAAAAAATCAGCGGCCTAGCCGCAAAAGTACCCTAATAAAGAAGCAGTTCTTACTTTCTAAAATAACTGCTTAGCCTTCAGCCACTAAGGTTGAAGATAACCTTACATTAAAAAACACGGGCAAACTTTAACGTCATACTTGTTTACATATTTGAAGTTATAGTTTATAGTTATCTCTAGTTGCTGTACCATGGACAGGAGAAAAAATTGGCTTTAATCGATAGACTTGAGGGACCGAACAGTGCAAGAAGGCCAGGTTTACCTTGTAGACTAGGGTCCTTGCTACGTGGAGACGATCTTAGTCCTGACGACAAGCAATATTTAATAAAGGTACTTGAGGTTGAGATCGGAGACCCAACAAGACTTCCAACCACCGCCATTGCCGAGGCTCTTCGTCTCGAGGGTTACAACATGGGTATGGCCGCGGTAAACCGTCACCGCAGAAGAGAATGTCGCTGCTACGGTATAAGTCCTAAGTTTGAGAAGGACTAACGTGAGCTTCTCAGATAAACTCGAAGGTTTAATCTCCGCACCCACGTCATCGTTCGCAAGAAGAGCACGTCCTGACTATCCAAACGGTTGGGAGCCTGGAGTTCTTCACGGAGACGAGGGAACACTTACAGTAACGACAGACCGAGTTCCTAAGCTAGATGACCAGGACTCGTGGAAGGCCGCCGTTGAATCTCTCGGTGTGTCAATTCCTGAGGGTTGGGCAATTCGTCTATACGAGGCAAGGTACGACCCAGCCGCATGGCACAGGGACAAGGAGGACGGAGAGGCGGTAACGCGTCCGG